GCTCGGTCCAACCAATATTATTGGATTCGTTCTTCTCGCTCTCAGGGGATAACCATGCCAGTAGGAAGGTGTCGCTAAATGACTGTCTATGGTCGAGAACGCGTTAATGACTTGAGAATGTTTAAAACCGGGTCTGCTACTTTTGCAGGCTCGGAGTTCTCTCGCCAAGCGTACTACGGCCAGAAATCGGTATGCCTAGATGTGAACGGCAACGTCACCGGGGACAACCCGTTGACCGTCGACCACACTTGGCGCCAACCGACAGTTCTGAACGGCACAACACAGTATTATGGCTATGATGTAGTCTTTGAAAACTACGCCACTACTGTGTCACCCGAACCTTTGTCTCCAGCCGCTGCCTTTACACCGAGGAATACCTCGGATGTGGCAACGGAGTTGGTAGCTCGTACGAACCCTAGCCAGGCTCATATTAGCATACCGACATTCATCGGAGAAGCAAAGGATTGGTTTGATCTTCCTAAGCAGATCAGAGAGTTTGGGCGTAGCGGCTTTCTCAAGGCTGCTGCGTCTGCAAACTTGTCTTGGCGGTTTTTCGCCAAGCCTCTGATCTCAGACGTGCAGAAGCTCCTAACCTTCAACGAAGCCGTTGAGAAACGGCTGAAGGTGTTGGCGCGACTGCGCAAAGATGGTTTCTTATCGAGAAGGTTACTGCTTGGGGTCGACGAGGTAAAAGGGAGTCATACAGAAACACTGCAGACTTTCCTTTGCACCGTCAAAGCGCTACACTCCGAGAAGTGGACAAGACGGTCGTGGGCCACTTGTAAGTGGCTTTTCGCACCGTCCGTCGACGTGCTCACCATGGATTCCACCGAGGAACGCTTGTTCGCTCGGCGGTTGACAGGTGGTTGCACGACTTTCGGAATGGTTGAGGCCATGTGGGAACTTCTCCCATGGTCTTGGCTAATAGATTGGTTTGGCTCAGTTGGCACTTGGCTTTGTGCTCTGAACAACTCGATCCAGTGCTATCCCAGCAGGCTGAATTTGATGAATGAGTACACCTACGAAGGTAAATACTCCATCACTTCAGCACCCACAGATCTCCAGGTAGTACCTGGGAATCAGATGTGGGTAAGCAAGACGAGGTTGCCACTTGCAACGTACCTTGCTTATGTACCCTTCATCCCCTCCATCCCGGCTTTTTCCGCCGGTCAGCTGTCGATCCTAGGGTCCCTGGCGATCCAAAGATTGCCAGGCATACTCTAGGAGTCCCATTATGCTTACGTCTCCCCTCACGTTGCCCCAAGATGCGTCGTCGATTGACCTCGAAAGAATCAATCAAGACAACTTTGGGTCCGTTCATCGGTTTAGCGATGCCGATGCGGAGGTCCGAATGACCATCCGCCACAGCAACGTTAAAGCAACAGCGACCGAGCCAAAGAAGGACCGCCACAACGTTGAAGTTGTAAGGCGGGTCTTCGCGACTACGGATCGTGACGAGTATACCCGAAAGGTGTACTTTGTCGATGAGCATCCTGCTTTCGACACGGACACCGACGATGTGGATGGTCTAGCCGATTGGCTGATCACCGCTGGTACACTCGCGAAGCTGCGCAACTGGGAAAGTTGAGAACTTTCCGCGCCGCTCCGGTGGGGTCGCTAGCATAAGCAGAGAACATCCAGGGGAGAACCCACAGATGTTGCAAAGCTTTGTTAGGGACTTGAGTAGGCTGTACGAGGCACTATTCCTTGACGCCGCGTATGCCTTTCCCGACTTGAGGGTCGAGTTCGAACGAGATTGGACTAGACTCTCCCACGCCGTTGTTAATAGGGGGCTTCGGGTTTTCACCCAAGACCTCCCGAATTTGGGGAAGCACCTTGATCAGTGCTTAGCCAATTCGGCGTACGTACCTCCTAATCTACCGCTATCAACGCGGTACAAGAGGTCTGTAGTGATCCCTAAGTTTCTTAGGGGACTCTACTTACGCGTTTTCAACGACGATGGATGCATGAAAGAGGATCCTGATCATGAAGCAGTTTTATTTCTTCGCCAGCTTCTTTTTGCTGGTAAGAAAGCTTCTGTCAAGTGTAGTGACGCTGATACGGAGCGCGAGCTCTTTAACTTCGTCACTGTCGACAACCAGCTTCCCGTTCCAGAGGATTTTTGGAATTGGGATGCCCTCCGCTTTCCTGAAGTTGAAGATCACGTTACCAAACGTTTTGGTCATTGTGAAAACTTCCACAACAGGCTTGAGGAGCAAGGTAAGACTCCCTATGAGTCGTCGACCCTCCTAGCCAGCCTTGACAAGGTGTCCTGGCTGGTCAACGCCGCCCTCGGTCCTTATGACCCTCTGGACTGGCGTTGCATGCATGGCCCTGGCGTCGTGTCCAACCTGGAAAAAGGACAGAACAAGTATGTTTTCACATCTTGGTCTGCCAGGTTAGACGCCGTGTTCCCACTTTGTGATTTTGCTCATCACAACTTGACGGAGTGGGCTGAAAGCACCAGCAATGAGTGCGCGATTGGCTCGCAAGAGCCCGTATCTCGCTTAATTGCTGTACCGAAGGACGTCGACAAACCACGGTTGATAGCCGCGGAGTCGTCGGAGTCCATGTTCTGCCAGCAAAATATCTGGCATTACTTCCACGCAAAATGCGCTGATTCTTGGATCAACCGTTTTGTCACCTTCTCCGAAGAGGGTGAAAAACGGAACCAAGCGTTATGCGTGCGTGGTTCGGTGGATGGCCTGTTGGCTACAGTGGATCTCTCCGCTGCGTCTGACAGAGTCTCCTGCTTGGCTGTTTCGTGCATGTTTGGCCCTAACCTTGGGCTTCTACGTGCACTCTCAGCAACACGAACCCTGAGTGTTCGTATTCCGTGCCTGGGGGCCCGCAAGGACCTCGTTGGCGACAGTTACGAGCACATGTTGAGAAAGTACTCAACGATGGGTAACGCCACTACCTTTCCCGTGGAGAGCCTGCTGTTTCTCAGTATCGCCCTGACCAGCGTGTTGGTAACACGACGTCAGGAGATCAACATTGAAAACATCAGGAACCTCACAGGTGAGGTGGCCGTCTATGGGGACGATATCATTGTCCCCACAGACTCTCGGGAGCTCCTAGTGGACATCCTTGAGGCTCTTTACTTCAAGGTCAATGCCGCAAAATCTCACTGGACTGGAATGTTCAGGGAGTCCTGCGGTTGCGACTCTTTTCAGGGTGTCAACGTGACACCAGCCTACTGGAAAGACGTCCACGATGAGCAAAGACCGGACACATTCGCTTCCACACTTGACGTCGCCAGGAACTTCTATCAAAAGTTTCTGGTGAACACGTCTAACGTGGTCGCAGCGACAGCACGGCGGGGCCGTCAAGTCCCGCTGGTAGTGATGTCGTCCGGTCTCTCTGGTCTACCTTCCTTTGTTGTGCCACCCATCCAGCACGGTGTTAAGTCGCGCTGGAACGAGGGGTTACAGAGGAAGGAATACTTCGTCTCACAGCTTATAGGCAGTGGGAAGAAGGAGCCGATCAGAGATGCCTCGGGGTTGTTGCAGTTCTTTACTGAAACTGCCACCATGGCACCCTTTGCAAAATGGGTGTCTGGGATACCTCAGAGGCCTTCCCTTCGAGT